TACGACCGCGCCTTCAAGGCCAGCATCGCCGACATGCAGAGCGGCGACCCCGACAAGTTCCTGACGGCTATCCATCGGCTCGGGAACGTGGGCGACCCGGCCGGCTTCTGGCGAACCATCTCGCTCAAGCTCGCCAGCGGCGGCACCTTCACCGAGGCCGAGAAGAAGCAGGCCCAGGCCGACCCCGAGATTCAGCGCCGGCTCGAGCAGATTGAGCAGGCCGTGAAGGGGAAACAGCAGGCCGAGGAGGACGCCGCCTTCGATGCACAAGTCGCGCAAGTGAAGCAGCGGAACCTCGAGTTCGCGGCAAAGAACGAAGAGACCCCCCGCGTCGTCGCCTACGCATCGGACCCGCGCACAGCGGACTACACCAAGGACGCGCTGGCCGAGATCATGTTGTCGATGCATCGTCAGCATGGACGACCTATTGACATTCGCCGCGCTTGTGAAATACTCGAAGAGAACCTAGCGGTTCATCTCGAGTTGTCTCAGCGAGCGAACGGAACGGCGCAAGCCCGAACGGATCGCGAAAACGAGACTGCCGGCTCCGTGCCGGAAGCTGGACGGGCACCCAGCCAGGAACCTCCGAAACCCGCGACAACACAAGCAACGATTCCTGCAACCCTCAGCACTTCCCCGGGCGGCGCACAACGGCGCATGAGTGAGGAAGAGCAACGACGGGAGCAGATTCGCCAGCTCGAAGCCGCGGGTTTTTACGGGTGATCTGAATCAGCCGGACCTCCGCGACCGAGCGTCGCAAGGAGGTTTCCGTGGCTGCAGAACAGATTTCCGGCTCAAACATCTTCAAGATTCTCTACCCGGACGACGTGTCCACGCCTCAGTACCAGGCCTCCAAGGCTTACGGTCTGATGAAGAAAGACACGAAGTTCGCCTCCGACGGCACGAAGTACGTCGTCGTGAGCATCGCTCCCGGCGCTGGCGGTTCCGCGAACATCGCGAACGCCCTGGCCAACCAGAGCGCGACCCAGCAGGTCCGCTTCTCGCTCGGTCGTCGCAAGCTGTACGAGATCGGCAGCATCGACGGCGAAGCGATGGCGGTTGCCAAGAACGGCGGCGGAGACAACTCGAAGGGCGCCATCCTGGACATCGTCAAGTGGGCAATGCAGCGGGCCCGCGACGCCTTCAAGCGCACGTTCGGCCGCGCCGTCTGGGGCACTGGCGGCGGCTCGCGCGGTCGCATCCTGAGCGGCCAGACCACGACCACCATCACCCTGACGAACCGCGCCGACGTGGCCGGCTTCTTCAAGGGCATGGTGCTCCAGTCGGCCCCGAACGACGGCTACGCGACCGTCACCAGCCCGAACATCGGCAAAGCGACCATCACCTCGGTGACCCGCAAGACCTCGACCGGTACGGCCACCCTCACCGCCTCTGCGGCCTGGAACACGTTCATCGGTGGCATCGCCGCGAACGATTACCTGTTCCGCGACGGCGACTACAGCATCTACCCGAACGGCATCCCCGGTTGGGCTCCGACGGCTGACCCGACGGGCGGCGACAGCTTCCTGGGCGTGAACCGCTCGACGGCTGGCGACGTGAACTACCTGTCTGGCTGGCGCGTGAGCGGCGGCGGGCAACCGAAGCAGCAAACGCTGGTCGACGCCATCGCCGAAGCGAAGCTCTCCGGCATCGACCTGAACACCGTGTTCATGAACCCGCTGGACATCCGCGACGCCTTCAAGGAACAGAGTTCCTACAAGACGATCGACGTGGCCACGGACAACCCGCAGATTGGCTACGAGGGCATCAAGCTGCTCGGCTCGGTCGGCGCTTGCACCGTGTTCGACGAGACGGACGTTCCGCAGGGCACGGCCTGGATCATCAACCCGCGCGAGGACTGGACCTGCCGCAGCGCTGGTGACTGCCCGATGCTGCTCGACTTCGATGGCATCAAGTCCTTCCTCCGCAACCCGAACGGCGACGACTATCAGTTCCGTCTGGGCTGCTACATGAACTTCGAAAACGCGAACCCGGTCAACGCCGTGGTTGCCGCATTCTGATTGGAGCAAAGCAATGCCCGTAGCAACCAACCTCGGCAACGCAAAGAAGGCGCTTTCCGCGTCTATTACCCAGCTCGGCGCGCTGGGCGTCATCGACGAACTCCACGCCATCAACGTTGTGTTCGACAAGGCCGCCGCAGATGGCATGGCGAGCACAGCAACGACCGACACGCTCGTCTGGATGAATCCGTTCAACGTGCCGGTGTACATGCAGAGCGCGGTGGCCGTGGCGACTGGCGCTGGCATCACGGCCGACGCCACGAACAACGCGACCATTACGTTTCGCTCCATCGACCTGGCTGGTGGTGCGAGCGCGGCAGCGCTGACCATCGTGACCGATGTGGCCGGCGGCAACTGGACCCAAAACCAGGCGAAAAACATCACCACGCAAACGGTGGCGAACCTCGCGGTTCCGGTTGGTGGCGGCATCACCTTCAGCATCGCCAAGGGCGGAACTGGCGTGGTGGTCCCTGTCAGCAAGTTCGTCATCAAGCTCTTCAAGGCGGAGACCTGAGCGGTGGCTGACTTCGCCGGCTATGATGGGAAGTCCAACGTCCCATCCGAGAAGCGGATCGTCTTCAAGCTGTTTGTCGATGGCGCGAACGCTCCGATTCTCGCCGGGTACGCATCGGCTGGCGTCAACACGTCGGGCAACCCGCTAAACCTGTACGTCGCCAGCGCTTCGCGTGTTTCCCAGGGTCTGTTTCGGCTCACGCTGACCCACGCCTATAAGAACCACGTGTCCACGATGGCTCACCTGAACGTCAACGCGGCCGGCCAGCAGCGCTTTTGCCAGCCTGGCCCGGTCGCGAACGTCGGCACGAGCACGCCGGTCACGGTCGATCTGCTCGTGGTCGACAACACGGGCGCCGTTCAGGACCCGGCCGCCGCGAACGCCAACAACTTCATCAGCGGCGAGATCGTTTTCGCCGACATTGCGGCTTGCTGATGGCTGACGGAGCAGCACCGAAAAAGGCGAACCTGCTCATTGCCCTCGGCGGCTTGAAAAAGAAGCCGTCGATGGACAGTGAGCCGGACCCCGGCGACCCGGGCGAGTCGACGGAAAGCGACGAGCCGAGCTACGGGGACATGAAGTCGATGGCGGCCGACGACGCTTTCGACGCTATCAAGTCGGGTGACCGCGCCTTGTTCGCGGACGCCTTGGACCGCTACGTCAAAGCGTGCATGTGAGATGACCGAACCGGAGGCATATGGGCAGCGTCAATCGAGCGTATCTTCGCAACTTGGCGCGCACGTATGCCGACGGTCGTCCGGGCGGCTCGAGCTCGTTCGTACCTGACAGCGACGCCACGCTGAACGCGGTCAGCCTCGACACGCTCATCAACACGTGTCTGGCTGAGCTGTTCGACGTGCTGGTGGCTGCCCGGGGCCATGAGTACTACGCCACGGACGCAGACATCGCCGTGGTCTCCGGCACGAAGCTCTACGCCCTGCCATCGGACTTCTACCAGCTGCTCTCGATTCGGCTGAACTGGGGCCCCACGCAGATTGAGGAGCTCCACCCGTTCGGCGTGCGTGAGCGCACCCGCTACGAGATGCTCCAGATTTTCGACCGGTTCACACCCAAGGCGTACCGCCTGCAGGGGACGCAAACCGCGTCGGCTCGGTCCGTCGAAATCCTGCCGATGCCACGGACGGCGGTGACGGCGAACATTCGCTACATCCCGCTTTTTGCGCCGCTGAACGACGACGCGGCGACCTTCGACGGCGTGAACGGCTGGGAAAAGCTGGTCGCGCTCAAGGTCGCCATTGAGTACCGGACCATCGCCGAGAAGCCCATCGGCAACCTGGCCCAGCTCTACGCCGAAAACTTTGCGCGCATCTCGGCACTCGCAGACCAGCGGAACGCCAACTACGCCGAGCAGATTCAGCAGGTTTTCCCCGAGCGGCATCGGCGCGGCTACCTGGGCTCGCCCGGGTCGGGCAACGGCATTTTCGACGACACCTTCGACGAGTCGTTCAACTGATGGCCTTCGTACCCAAGACCATCGTCAAGGCCGCCGCGAACCAGATTCGCAACGAGCATGCCGACAAGGCCAACACGGCCACGCGCGTCGGGAGCATGGAGGGCGCGGACGTGGATTCGGCCATGTATGGGCTCGACGTGAGTACGTACGGCGCGGTCCCAGGCGGCACGGCAGTAGCGAATGACGCGGCGATTGCGCTGGCCATCGTAGACGCCCTGGCGATCGGCGCCTCGCTCTGGTGGCCCTCCGGTGCGGCTGACGTTTTCTACGATGTGAGCGCGAACATCGCGAACTTTCACAGCGTGAAGCATCGTGGGCCCGGCGCAGTTCGGCGCGGTTCGGACATCTACTACATGGAGCCCAAATCTGGGCAGACCAACCACATCTACATTGCTGCGACGGGTAGCGCCGCGAACGACGGACTTAGCGCGTCCCTTCCAAAGCTCACGCCCCAAAACGCATTCGATGCGCTGACGAACGCAGGCCATGCGCTCCTTGACGGAACCTGGCGCATCGACTGCGCAGCTGGCACTTGGGCAGGCACCGTTCACCGGAATAGCCATACGACGCCAAGCAAAAACCCGGTCATCTTCGCTGGTCCGGCAGTGGGCGGGCACCCCAACGTCCCAACGGCCATCTTCGACGGAACGGTTGGAGCGGTGGCGAGCGATTGGGCGATTCGCGCAACTGGCCCGAACGCGGGCGTTCAAATCGACGTGCGCGACGTGAAATTCCAGAACTACATCGGAGGCACCGACTCGTGCGGTCTGCTGGTGGACTACGGCGCCAGCCTGGCTTTCTCGAACGTCCACGGATCGGGTAGCAGCTACTCCGACGTTTACTTGCAGGGATGCACCAACGTGCGCGGCGGTGGCGGCATCTGGGCGAGCCCGCGCGGCGCGCTCGTGAACGGATGCGTGGACGTGACGTTAGGCTACGGCGGGGTACCGGTGCGCTGCAACGGGAACACGAATGCAGCGATCGAATGGTCCCGCGGCACCCAGGGGCACATCGACAATTGTGAGTTCAACGATTGTGCCGTCGCTGTCGACGTAATGCACGACGCGCGCTGCCATCTGCAGGGCAACAATTTCAAACGCTCCACGGTTGCTGCGGTTCGGGCTCGGACTGGCGGCTACTACTACAACGACCTTGCGACTCCGAACACGTTCAACAACGGCGCCGCCGACAAAAACGCCGTCGACTTCCTGAACTACGTCGGCAGCGGAGAGAGCGACGAGGACGCATTCCTCTCGCAGGGCATGCGGCGACGCGCCTTCGACAAGAACAGCCACAACCTAACGGGGACTACCGGCCTTACGGTCATGTCGACGCTGCTGACCGGCGCTGCGAACTCCCGAATCAAGGCCTACTGGTTCGAGGACAACACGAAGAAAATCATCGTGCGCGTCACGGGCCGCTTCGTGACGGCCGCTGCGCTGTCGTCGATTGGTTGCAGTCTGGGCGGCGTCGAAATCGATCGCATCACGCTGACGGCCGGACCGGCGGCAAACGCAATCTTCTTCTATGAGTGCGAAATCGAAGCGGTAGGCGCTAATTCGCAGTTCAAGAAGTCGCGCTTGCTGGTGGACGGGCTCAACCCCAAGCTGCAGCAGAACAGTCCGACCGTGACCACCAGCGCCGACCTGTCGCTGACCGTGAACGGAAAGCTGGCTGGCGCCGGCGACTCGATGGACGTGTTTTGGACGGAGGCGTGGCTAGTCGGATGAGCGCCCTAAAACGCATCCGCGACTTCAAGGCGCCGAAAGACGACGCGAGCGCCGAGGAACTCCGCAGGCAGCTGGTCCAGCTCGAGCAGAACGCCTCGGACATGGGCGACGCGATGCAGCAGACGAGCATGTCGAGGCTCGCGCGCACCAGCCCGCGAATCATCCACGACGACTCATGCGTGATGGCGCCTGGCCAGTTCCAGCTGTTCGACACCAGCGTCACCAACGTGTCCACCACGTTCGCGACTCCGCAGCCGGGCGACGCGGGGAAGTTCAGTTTCGTCATCAACCTCCCGGGCAGCACGAGCAACCTCTATCTGCGCGCCCCCGCAGGTCGGACCATCAACGGGCTCGACCACGCCACGATCGCCACCGCCGGCAACGCGCTCGTCTTCTGTGACGGCGTCAACTACTGGACGGTGCCCTGATGGCGGCGGAAACCGAAATCATCGAGTTCCCGTTCACCCAAGGACAGAACGAAGGGCAGGCCGTTCAGGTGCTGCCCGTCGGCACCTTTTCGCGCATGCAGAACGCGCGGTTCCGCAAGAACAACCGTATTGGCAAGCGCAACGGCTACACGAGCAAGAGCGGCTTGGATGCGAGCGGCGCGGCGCTCGGCAACGGCGGCGGTCGGCTCGTTTGCCTCGGTCCAGAGTTCTGCGTCGTCGATGACACGTTCTACCGGCGTAACACCATCTCCGACAACTGGGTCGCCAAGCCCAGCATCGGCGTGCTTGGGGCGACGCGCATGCTTTGGAACAAGTTCCCGGAGTTCACGCCCGGACCAATCATCGACCCGCCCGTCCAAGAGACACTCGAAGTGGCCGGCGGCGGCGCGCCCTACAGCGGCATGACGACCGGGCTCGGCTTCATCTGGACTGCCGAGGGGCGCATCTACAACGGCGGCTGGTACATCTGCGTGAACGCCATGGACCCGGAAACGGGTGCCGTGGAGTTCAGCCAGGACATCGCGCTGACCAGCGTCGCGACGACGGACACCCCGAGTGTTCAGATGCTGAGCATGCCTTCGCCGGCAACCATCGTCGTCATCACTGACGTTTTCACGGCCGGCAACAAGACGGGAATCATATCCTACACGCTGACCGATCTCGTGAACGGCTTCGATGACGCGCCGCCCTTCACCTGCAGCCAGTCCGCGGCGAACTACTACCCGACAAGCAACAACCTCCTCCTTTTTGCTCACGTTCTCTCGGGAACGCCGCTCATCGTCCGGATCGGCACGCTCGACCCTGTCTCTGGGGCCGTGGTAACGAACGTTACGGCCGGCGGCGCTGGTAACAAGACACAGCTGAGCATTTTTGGCCGCGCCTCGGGCGCCTTGTGCGTGGGCTACTTCGACGCGACGAGCGTTTTTGCCGTCTCCTACAACGCGGCATTCGGCGGCGCTGGCGTGGTTAACGTTACCACTTCGGTGGCCGGGGCAGTCGGCCCGGTCATGTTCGCCGAGCGCCCGGCCGTTTTCGTCTACAAGCTGCTCGCGGTCGTGACCGGGGCGAACAACGATACGTTCGTGTTGGACTTCGACTCCACTGCAGCCGTGACACTGGTGGTGATGCGCCAGAAGAACTGCGTTCCGCTTTCGCAGCCATTTAACATCGGGACGACCGAGGTTTTCATCTGGCTCCGCTACATCTCTGGCGAAGGGATCGGCGTCGCGACGCTCGTCCGAATCCCGCACGATCAGGAGTACTCCGGCGGCGCAGCGTCATTCCCTGGAGTGTTTCCTGTCCAAGCGACCGTGGATGACCGCGATGTGCCGACGCCGCTAGTTGCTGCCAAGGCAGGGCCACCGTTCCCGACGCCGCTGCTGGCCGCAAATGGATACGTTTCGCTCATCAACTACAACCGCCAGAGCTTCGTTCGCAACAGCGCGACGGTCTACCAGCGCTCGGTGATGGTCGTCCCGGTGCGGCACATCACCGAAGGGGTGCGTTACGCGCAGTCCTGCGTCGTCCCCTGTACGGATCGGCAATTCGTGGCCGGCGCGCAGCCGCAATGGGTTGACGCGGTGGCGGCATACGAGGCGGGATTCATCCAAGCGCCCGTTTCGCTCGCTGCTCCTTCGGTGGCCGGAGGCGGCGTGCTGCCTGCTGGCGGAAGCTACAAGTACACGGCTGTTTTCGTGAGCAACGTGGGCGGAGTGGAGGAACGAAGCGCACCCGCGCTGCCCGTCTCGGCCACTACTGCGGCCCCCAACACGACCATCATCACCCGGTGGTCGACGATGGAGCTGGGGTCTCGTCGCCAAGTCACGTGCAAGGTTTACCGCACGCTCACCAACGGCACTGTGTACTACCTCGTCGGCAAATTCGACGCTTCCCCGGGCGGCGACGTGCTTGGCTACTTCAACTTCGCCGATAGCCTATCAACCGATCTGGACATCGTTCAGAACGAGGCGCTTTACGTCAACATCGGACAAGAGTTAGCCGCCTCGCAGTTCCCAGCGTGTTCATTTGCGAACGTCGGAGGAAACCGGCTGTGGTGCGGCGGCGGGTTTGCCGGGAACACCATCCAGGCGTCCAAGCTGTTCATGCCTCACCTGGCGCCAGAGTTCGCTGATGATGATGCATTCCGCGCTACGTTGCCGTCCGCATGCACGGGCATGGCCTGGTGCGACGCGCAGGTGGCATTCACGCAAGAGGGCATCTACGTCGTCAGCGGCGAAGGGCCCGATGCTTCCGGGAACGGGTTCTTTTCCGTCTCGCGTCTGCCTTTCGATATGGGCTGCATCGACTGGCGCAGCGTAGACGCGACCGACGCTGGCATCTTCTTCCAGTCGGCCCGCGGTTTGATGCTGCTACCTCGCGGCTTTGGCGCGCCGATCCAGATGAGCCAGGTGCTGGACACGCTCAGCACGTACCCCATCATCACCAGCGCGCGCTCAAGCTACAATTCCCGCGGTGGCGCGGACAACTCGGAGCAAGTGGTGCAATGGACAGCCGTTGCCGACGAGGCAGCCACGTCTGGCGTCGTCATCACATTCGACGTTGCTTACCAGGCATTTTCGGTCGACACCTGCTCCGCGGACTACCCGGCGACTTTCCAGGCTGGGTGGTCCGGAGACTCGGTTCAGGCTCCGGCCCTGATGACCGTCGGCACAGGCGGCGCGTCTAAGTGGCACCCCTTCCGCGTTCGCGACGACTTCCACAGCGATGGCGGCTTGGCCATTTCGATGCAGCTCACGACCGGCGACATCCGACCCTGGGGCACATTCGGCCATGGTGTCGTGAACCGGGTCGGCCTGCTCGGTGTGCTGGGCTCCGCTTGCACGCTGAGCGCCACCAAGACGACGGACCTCGGCAGTCGAGCGACCACCCGTGGCTACACGGGTATCTCGCCGGACTACGTCTCCGGCGACGATGTTTACCTCGACGTGGAACTCGGGAACGTCGAGCAGCGCGACGTGACGGCGCTGCGGTTCTCCATCTTCGAGTCCAGCGCGCTCGAAGGCATGGCTTTCATCGGGATCGTCATCGAAGCGGATGCGAAACCCCAAGGTTTCCGGCTCCTCAAGCCGGCGGATCGGGTCGTCTGATGAGCAGAGGAGGAGATACACTCAAGGGCGCAGGAGCAGGCGCAGCCACGGGCGCAGCGCTCGGCTCGGTTGTCCCTGGCATCGGAACCGCGATTGGCGCAGGAGCTGGTGCCCTCATTGGCGGCATCGGCGGCTGGCTGAAGAGCGGAGACGGCGACAAGGCGGCGCCGAGCTACACGCCGAACCGCAACAACTTCTCGTATGGGCTCGGTCCGTCCGGCGGCTGGGCTGAGCAGCAGTCCGAGCGCTATCGGCAACGCCAGGAGCAGCTCGACGCGCTGGGCGAAGGCGCGCAGTTCCGCGAGGGACCGACGCAGAAGATGCCGAACAGCATCCAGCAGGTTCAGAGCGGCGGGCTCGGGTACCTCCAGAACTCCGATGCGGCTGGTCGACAAGCCCAGCTCGCAGCGCTCGGCGGTCTCCAGCAGCAGACCGGGGCGCTCAACCAGTTCGCCAATCGCGAGCAGGGACCCAGCGCGGCACAGGCGCAACTCCAGGCCGGCACGGACCTTGCCGCGAAACAGCAATACGGCTTTGCCAGGAGCCAACCTGGCGGCGGCGGCGCGGCGCTTCGGACAGCCGCCTTCAATGCCGCTGGTATCTCGAGCAATGCGGCGAACGCGGCGGCGACGCTTCGAGCTCAAGAGGACCAGGCTTATCGCGCGCAGCAGCTCCAGGCGCTTGGTGCGGCCCAGCAGGGCGCGGGCATGTCGGCTGGCTACGCTGGGCAGCTCCGTGGTGGCGATCAAAGCTTCGGCCAAACGATGGCCGGGCAGGCGAACTACGATGCAGCGGCGGCGAACCAGTTCAACCAGGGTCAGCAGCAGCTGCAATACCAAGTTGGCGCGAACAACCTCAACGCTGGGCTCCAGACGCAAGGGCAGAACGACGCATTCACGCTCGGCGCCGGTGCGCAAAGCATGGGCTACGAGGGGCTCCGTCAAGGGCTGGCTGGCTCGGCTACCGGCCAGAACAACGCTTACGAGGCGGCGCAGGCGCAGGGCGCGGGGCTCGGCTCGGCCAACTACAACGCCGCGCAGGCGAACAGCACGGCGCAAACCGGCATGTATCTCGGCGCCGCCACGGGCGCGCTCGGGGCTTACGCGCAGATGCAGGGCGGCGGAACGAAGAGCGACATTCGCGCCAAGAAAGACATCGTCCCGGTCAGCATGTCTCACCGGAATTTCGAGGATGCGCCGGCTGGAGACAGCATGCCGTCGCCGGAGCAGTACGCTCGGATGCAACAGCTCCAAGCGCTCGGCGCGATGGGCGATTTCAAGGCGCCCGACCTTCGTCCCGCACAGGGCTACGAATACAGCTACAAGAAGCCCGAGCAGGACGGCGCCGGCCGCTACGTCGGCCCCATGGCGCAAGACCTGGAACACCTGCCTGGCGTCGTCGAGCGGGCCCCGGACGGGCAGAAGGCAATCAACGCCCCGCGGCTCACCTTGGCTAACACGGCCGCCCTGAGCGAAGTGCAGCGGCGCCAGGACGAGCTCGACCGGCGGCTCAAGCTCCAAGCCCTCGGCGGCGAGCTGCCATCCAGCGGCTTCGTCCGCCCCGACGTGCAACAGCCCGACTACGAGGCTTACGGCCCCGCGGGGTATCACTACTGATGGCCGGCGGGTACATCATCGACCCGGCGACGGGGCAAGCGGGCGTTCAGACGGCGTCAGGTGGCTTTCTGCCGCTCCCGATGAGCCCTGACCAGCTGAGCGCGGCGGGGCTACCTGGGCCGCCTGGGCTGCCTCCAGCTCCGCCGGCCGGCCCTGATATGCGCGTTGCCGGTCCGGGTGGTGGGCCCATGGCGCAGTGGGGCGACCAG